ATTCTGCCCAATGTATTGAGTCTTCAATATGTTTAATATAATCCATCACTTTCCTTTTTTATGGTCCGCAACAATGTCGCAGTAATTACAATCCCAACATTGAAATTTACATTTTTTAATTTTATTTCTCCAACCATCTAATTCATCTGATGGTACACCATCTAAATATATTTCAGATGTTGGTCCTAATATTTCATTTCCCTTTGCATATGCTTTAATTACACTCATAGTATCATCTAACTTATTGAAACTATCTCTTCCGTGCATTTTGAATACATCAACATAGTTAAGAAATTCATCATAGTCTTTCTTAAATGGTGGTATGGTTGCAGCTTTAAAAAAGAACGCATTAATTTCTTTTTCCCATTTATATTCACAAGTTACTTTTGATATCTCGTGTCTAAAATATGGTAACTCATTATCAGTCTTTAAGTTATTGTATGAATAGTGTTCATCCATCATTGGACATCTACCTAAACAACCTTCATTCGTTAATAATGCAATGTTTACATACCTACCATATTTCTGTTGGAATTGTAATTGAGCTCGTCTAATGTTTTTTAATTCTTCAACATCTCTCATTAAAATTCTATCGATGTTGATGTAATCAAATCCTTGCTCCGCATTGTACCAGAAGTCTTGTGCTGTTGCTACCTTCCTAAGAATAGTATTCTTAATTTCCATATCAGGAAAGTGTTTCTTAAGACCCATAGCAACCCAATGTGCGTGTGGTATGGTTATACATCTTAATCCCTTTTCATATAATGGTTTAAGGTTCTCAATAAACATTTGATAGTTATTGAAATTAGGGGATATGTTAATATTATTAAATGTTGCGCTAACTCTAATACCCAACACATCCTGTATTTGAAGCGCGTTCTCTATTACAACGTTTCTATCTTCCGGTGTAAATACAGAACCCATTGCATCTTGGGTGAATGGTGGGATTCTACATGTAAAGTAAACATCATATATCCAATCTTTATGTTCTTGTAAGAATGGTACGAATCTACCAATGAAATCTTCCTCAGATAACATTGGATTTAATGGTATTGAAAATATTTTACTCATGTTGGTTTCCTTCTAAACATCCACCACAAATTCCGTTACATAACGTGTCATAGAAATGACAATCTAAACAGTCTTTTGGTAATGTATAATTTTTATGATTTTCTGTGTATAATTTATCGAACTCTTCTCTTAATGATAATATATTACTTTCTCCCGTAATATTCAATACATTATCGATTTTAACTTTATCTTCCAATGGATAACAATGTATTGAACTTCCGTCAGGGAAAACATCTAAGGGCATAAATCCACATATTGTTTTATACTCCGGTATTTTAAATGTGGCAAACCCTAATGAATTTTCCATTACAGATTCTTTTGATTTACCTTCCCATAAACATGGTGGTACTTGGCAATCGGAAGTAATTCTAATATCATTATACTTACCAAATTTAAGTATCTTAGTAATCTCCGAACCCATTTCTTTGTTGTTAACAAGATATATGTTTGTTAAATCTAACCCAACTCTAATGGCATTAATCTTACCATCCAATTGATGGTACAACCATTTAATGTACTCATAGAAATTCTTTTCTTTCCAATTACTTGACATTGTAATTGCCAAATATAATCTTGGGTGATTATCAAACCCCCATGTGTTAAGATAAGCGTTGTAAATTTCAGTGTAATTCTTTTTGAATATAACCATTCTATTCTTCTCATCTAACTCAGCAGCGTTTGGGAATACCCATCGAATGTGTCTAATGTTTTTAATGATGAATTCTCTTGTGGTTTTACTAAACAGAAAGTTACTTACAAGATTGATTTTTAATCCTTTAGATATGATATGTTCAACAATTCCTGTGAAGTTCGAATGTTGTGTTGGTTCACCACCTAATATGGTAATCTCTTCTTTACTATTGTTAAGTTGGTAGTGGTCAATTAACTCATCTACTTTAGATAAAGTCATTTCACCTAAAGTATGTTGTACTCTAGCTTCTTCCTTTGTGAAACAAAAAGAACATCCTTTAGCACATGTACCATTAATTACAAAGTTCATTTAAACGTATCTAAATTGTTTAGTCTTGAGCCAATTTGGATTGGCGTCAGGTTCGTTATTAATATCAAATGCGATTCCCACTCTTAAATCACCATTCCATTGTTTAAATTCATGTTCAATATATGATGAAAATATTGAAACTTCTCCAGGAATGTTTGGGAGGTCGACTACATTGATACTACTATCAAATATACCAATTTTTTTTTGTTTAAACAAATATGTTGTATGTGTTTTTTCTGATGAGTAAAGAAAGCAATGACCGCTAAGTGCATATGGAAATTTCTTTTTACTCATATTATCCATATGTTTGTGTAGTCCAAGATAATCACCTTGTCTAAAAATGTTTGCCCACATTTTAATATAGAAATTTTCCCATCCTAATGTATTGAAAATCAATTCTTTAATCTTAGATATTAAAATGTCAGTTTCAGGGATTTCTAAATCAATTAAATTATAATATGTGTGATAATTTGTTATATTACTATGGTTTACAATGTTCATGTGTAACTTTGTTCCATCGTTAAGTCCCTTAATGTAAGATTCCCTTTCCAATATTTTATCAGAAAGGGAATTAGTTGTTGTAGAATCTATGAAGTCTGATGTTATGATACCATATTCATAAGTTTCTAAATAATTTTCAATCATATTAAAAATCCATTGCTAATGTTAAAGGTGAAGTCTCAACATTCTCATCTAATTGTTGTTGGTAACTCATACTAACACCAAATTTCTCATGTTTCAATCTATGACAATCAGGAACGTTTTGACATGCTTTAACTCTTTGTTCTAATTGTTGTTGTTCAACAAGTAAATTAGCTAATTTTATTTTATATGACTCAACATTTGTTAAAATTTTAGTAACTAACTCTTGTTTAGTTACACCTCTACCTGTTGCCAATATATCAATCAATGGCGTACTGGCGGTATTATCTGATTGGTAAAGTAACGCCTCTCTTTTTTGTTCTTCCCAAGTTGCAACCTCTAAGTTAGAAGCATCAACAATTAGATTTTTCATTCTTTCAGAAAATCTATCGGCGATGACTTTTAACATTACGAACTTATTAAACTTAACTGCCAATTCTCTATCCTCATCTGTTAAAAAATATTTTACTTTTTCAGTTTCAAGTTCTCCCGAGTTTGCAAATTGTGGGAACTCATCTATAACGTTAGAATTAGTTCTAATTGAAACATATTCCTTATAGATATCTGCGAAGATATATCCTCTAGCAAATTCCTCGGGAACAACAACTGCATTCATTTTTATTAATTCAACTCTGTTATCGTCATAGTCAGCATGTATTCTACCAACGGTGTAGTTTAAATAACTACTTAACTTAGTTACATACCCAGGAGACTCTACCCCCATTTTAAAAATAATGTGTTTCATTATAATAATTTTTCGTTTATAGTTTCATTAGATGTTCCAATTTTAAATTGGTCCTTTAATTCATTTGAAATCATATCTTGATTAGTTGCTGCCATACCCATTAATGTGTTAATGTTTCTATCTATGGTAACAGTATATGTTGACGCTAACGCCATAACTTCTTTTTGTTGTTCGGGTGACATCATTAAAATTGAATCTAAATTACCTGTACCGACTCTACCGTAAGATATCATATCCAACATCGCCTGTTTAGCCATACGAACACTCCAATAATCTTTCTCATATTTATCCTCAAGTAGTTGGTTATTAAAAACTTCCATAAGAGACCTACCATCTGGCATTTTACTATCGTCACTTTCTAAAAAATCTTTAATCAAGTCAATAAAAATTTGTCTTTCTCTATATGCATCCTTTAAATTTCTTTGGTATTTTCTTAAGTCGATGTGCATATCTTTAATACCCAATTCAACTAATTCCTTTCTTAATGGTTCAGTTAAGAATTCCATTTTCTCGTGTTCTAATTGAATTTCAATTTCTTTTTTTCTAAGAAGATATTCCATGTGTTCTGCAGCATCCTCTCTTGATCTTAACTCCATTAACCATTGTCTTAATTTAGCATATGGAGTTATTTGTGCTCCACCAACAAAGTTTTCCGCTTTATACTTTGGTAATGCAAAACTTAATCCTTCAGCAACGTCCAATAGTTTTCTATCTTCTTCGTTTAACGTATCTGATGCTCTTTTGTATTCAAATTTTTTGTCCATAATATTTTCAATTTATTAAAATATAAATAAAATTTTTGATAATGTCAACTACCCCCTCCAACCATTTGCACCTGAAGATGTTCCCGCATTAACACCAGGATTTAATCCCGATACACTATTGGAACCACTATCAGTTGCATAATAGAATTTCCAACTGTTATTTGTTTGACCCGTGCCATCATAAACTCCTAACATATATTGCCAATCTTGCCCCATGGTAAAGTTTTCTTCTCCACAATTAGGGTGTGGTTTAGCAACCGTACCAATATTAGTGTCGTTTGATGTTGTCCATCTTCTTAAGTTATAACCACCATTGTACGAACCTTCATTGCCCGCATATCCTTTACCTACCTTAGAACTAATACCCTTTTGTTGTCCGTGTGCGCTCCATAATGAACCATTTGTAAATGTTTCGGTTGAAAAATTAAATTTAACACCATTACCCGAATTAAAAGCATATCCGTAATTTTCATCACAGAACGCCCCAGCACCTTCAGAAGAATTAAAACTAGATAAATTATAACCAGTAACTATAGCCTCATTAGATAAATTAAATTTATCAACACTTGTTTGTCCACCAGCAACAATCCAAGCGGCCTCTGTTTCTTTAAACATAACAGCCAAATCAGATCTTGCACTCGTAATATCAAATTTAGATTGATGTGCATAGTTAGTTTCATTTGACATATTAACCGCAGTTGTATATGTTCCCTGTACATCGGAGGGACCTTTATGAGCATTGTCAGTATTTGCTGAAAAAACAAATAAGATAGTTTTACTACATGCCGCTTTTGTGTAGTTTGCCGGATAGTCCAATAATGCACCCATGTGGGTTGTTTGGTCTGTGGATACCACCGTTCTATGAACATTCTTCCATGGTGATGAGTCTTTATAACCACCAGCCAAATATGCATAATTAATTATTGTGCGATACTTGAACGCTGTATTCGCACTTTGTTGTGATGAAATTCTTTCCCATCCGTCATCGTTATTTGAAATTGCGGTATATACCATCATATAACTACCACTTGACGCTGTCTCTAAAAATAGTGACCCGATTGCTGGACTCGTTGGTCTATTAGCTCTTGTGTTCTTTGGTCCGGCAATAATTTGTGCAGCCCTCAAAGAACCACTTACTTCCATATTTTCGTATATCATATCTTATAAATATTTTCTTTTATGCTCTCCATCCGCAGTGACCAGACGACATTCCACCATGGGTTGTTGGGTTTAATCCCGACACACTTGATGACCCTGTATCCGTTCCATAATAGAATTTCCAACTACCATTATTTTGTAAACCATCATAATTTCCAATCATATACTGATGGTCTTGCCCCATCGTAAAATTCTCTTCTCCACAATTTGGATAAGGTTTAGCTACGTTACCTATATTGGTTTCAGTCGCATAATCCCATCTTCTTAAATTATAACCCCCATTATATGTTCCTTCATTACCGGCGTAACCTTTACCTACTTTGGAACTGATACCTTTTTGTTGACCACTAGCACCCCATTGTTGTTTAACGTTCATTGTATCTGTGGCAAAGAATAATTTCATTCCACTTTCAGAACCATATCCATATCCATAATTTTCATCTGAGAATCCTGCGGCACCTAAACTACTTGTAATAGATGAATTCTGTACATTGGTACTTGTATATGCATTATATAAATTGAGATACATAGTTTCATTAGTGAAATTAAACTTCTCAACTGCTGCAACCGCCCCTCCAAATATCCACGCAAATAATGTTTCTTGGAATAAAGTACCTGGTTGGTCTCTTGCGTTTGTTAAGTCCCATTTTGTTTGATGAGCGTACCCTGTTTCATTAACCATATTAATACCTGTGGTGTATGTACTATTAACATCTGTTGCTGAGTGCCACGCGTTATCTGTATTAACTGACCACATGAATAATATTGTTTGACTACATCCGCCTGAAGAATATGATGATGGATAATCCATTATATCACCAACACTAACCGTTTGGTCGGTTGAATTGATTGTTCTTTGTACTGTTTTCCAAGGTGAAGCATCTTTGTATCCACCCGCAGTATATGATGTTGTAATGATTGTTCTATATTTGAAAGCAATTCTTGAATCATCTTGTGAACCGATTGGTTCCCATCCCGCATCAATGTTATTGATACCATTATAAACCATAATGATACTACCACTTGATGAAGTTTCTAAATATAATGAACCCGTATCGGGTGTTGCGGGTCTATTACTTCTATCACCAGCAGGAACAATTAATTGTCCTGTTGAACCTCCAGTCGTTAATGAACCACTTACTATTACATTCTCTCTTAACATATTCTATAATATACGTATTTTATCTTACAACTACAACCCTACCTGACCTAGAAGATGCAAAAGTTATTGTAACAACACTTGTACTTGTTGTAACAATTGATGATGGCCAGAACATATTATCTGAACTGTCATAAACAAATACCGCCACGTCTTTTGTTCCTAAACTATG